GATAGACGAAGAATGTTCAGAAGGGTTCTTTGAAGAACAGTTACCCCGTTTATTGGCGGCTAACGGGGATATTCTATTTACCTTCACTCCTGTTCCAGGGTCTATCGGATGGATGTTCGACACAATGTATGAACGGGCGAAATACATTTACCGGACAGAGGCCGTCAGGGAAAGAATCAAGGAACGCACAGGAGAAGTTTATCCCGAATGTGAGATAACTGATAGCACAGATGATATTTGCGTCATCATGGCGGCGACGGATGACAACCCCATTTATGAGAATATGGCGAGGAAAATCTCCGAGCAGACGGGAAAACCGATCACAGCCAAAGAATACATCGACTCCATGTTTGATATGTATGATGACGAGGATGTTATCGACGCTCGCAGATACGGGTTATTCAGACAGTTATCCGGTAAAATCCACAAGTCATTCACCCCGAATACCCATGTGATTAGTTATGCGGAGTATTTCCCTAAAGGTGTCCCCTTTGGATGGAAGCACTTTAGGGGAATTGACTATCACAATTCAAATCCGTGGGCGTGTGTGTGGTTAAGTGTTTCTCCGGATGATGAAATCTTTGTGTGGTGTGACCATTCCGGAAACATCCAGAGAAAGACCAGTTATGATATTGGATTGGAAGTTGCCCAAAGAAGTGGGGATTACAAATACACCCTAGACCTCATAGACCCTTTAGCTAACTCCAAGCAGACCAACACGAACCTTTCCACGATAGAGGATTTGAACCGATATTTTATCCAGTTCAAGAGGGAAGGGATTGGGACGGGCGGTCATTGGATGCCGTGGGACACCAAGGGAAGTAGGGGCAGGGAAGAGATGACCAAAAGGTTACTTAATTCCTTGAAGGTCGGGAAGCCCTTTAACAACAAGGTCATCGTGGGCGATAGGTCTTACGATAGGACGCAGTTACTACCGACGATTTGGATTACGGATAATTGCCGAAACCTGATTGAGAGTTTGAAGAACTGGCGTCTTGAAGAATGGGGAACAAGGGAAATGTTAAGCCGTAACGACCCGAAGGAAGTAGCACAGCAGAGGTGGTCGCACTTCCCGATTTCAGTTGAATGTCTTTTGAAGAATCCGATGGTTTCAAACGCAAGGTGGGGAAGCACCACGGGAGAACCATTAAGGCCAAAACGCTATTTGACACAAGGAAGGAGAAGGTAATGCCCTTACACGATTTTGTCTGCGGGAAGTGTTTAAAGCGATACGAGATTATTATTCCATTGAAGGAAAGTGACAAGAAGGTGAAGTGTCCGCACTGCAAGAAGGAGTTAAAAAAGATAATGGCTCCTGTTTTCTTTTCAATAAAGTAGGTGAGCGATGGCTAAAAAACGGGTTAAGAATTTGACTTACGGTGAGTTGGTGGAGAACAAGGTTTCCAACGACACATGGAAAGAGTACGAAACCGCCAAACGAAATCAGTCCTATGATGAAGATGAATTTGAAAAGATCATCGACCTGATTGAGTGCAAGCGGACGGAGAAGGAATACGAGTGGCTGTCCGATGTGTTCATTCCCGAATACCCTTCTATTCATCTGACGGAGGCTTCTCAATGGGCGAACCAGTATTTTCCCACAAGGGACTTTGTTGACGTTTATCTTGACGGGAAAGATGACAGGAGCATCAAGGCCGCAAAGACTGCCAAAGAGTTCCTAAACTCCATGCTGAACGTCAAGAACGTCTATCATTACCAGAAGTACATGAAAGCGAGAAGCATTAATTCAACATTAGGATGTGTCTATGCGGTTTTAAGCTGGAAGCAGAAAGTTAATATAGAAATTAAAAAAGTCCCCAAACAGTTTAATGCCGGAGTTGATGAATTTGGCCGTCCTGTCATGCAGACGCAAATCGTTGACGAACCGCATGAGGTGATTATTGAAGATCGGTTCCATTATGAAGTTCCCGACCCTAGAAACGTATTCACAGACAATTCCTACTGTTACTCCGCACAGGAAAAGGAATGGATCATTATTCGGTCTGAAATGTCCTATGAGCAGTTGAAAGCGGTTGAAGTAGAGAACGGCTACATTAACCTTGATGAACTGAAAAACATCAAAACGGACAACAGGACGGAAGCGGGGAAGGTAACAAAGGGGGAAGATCGGGAGAAGGACGAAACACAGTATCAGTATTTCGACATCCTGGAACGTTTCGGTTTGAAATGGGCGATTGTTGAGGAAACAGATGACAGCGGGTATCCGACAAAAATTAAACCCGCCTACAATGATAAGGGAGAATTAAGCGATAATGCTGAACTGGTGGAGTCAATAGTGACTTTAGCTTGTAGCGGAAGTCATAAGGTCTTGATCCGTTTTCAGCCGACACCTTTCAGAACATCAAAGAACGTCCCATTTAGGCCAATCGTCAGGGGATTGAATTACATCCATCCCACAAAAGACGTTGGCATGAGCGATGCGAAATACGCCAAGGAACTTCAAGTTGCCCTTAATGACACGATCAATATGTCAAATGACAGGGTGAAGTTGGCCACGATGCCGACTTTGAAAGTCAGGCGTTATGCCCTCGAGGACAACGATTCTATCTACTTTGAACCGGAACATATGATGATGGTGGAGAATCCGGATGACATTACCGAGTTTCAAATCAGGGACAATATGCAGGGCGCACTCGCTCAGGCTCAAATGTTCATTAATAAGATGCAACAGATCGAGTCAATTTATCCCACGACTATGGGCGACTTGCCCGGAAGAGCTTCAACTACTGCGACGGCTATCCAAGGAGCTACAACCAGCAATAACCTACGGGCGAATTACAAGTCATTGACATTTGAATACACGTTCCTGACAGAGTTCTACTGGATGATGATGCAGATGGGTTATCAGTTTATGCGTCCGGAAACCGCAACAGCAATCATGGGCGATGATGCACAGTATTTTAACCCCGAAGCCGACTATCACTTCCAGCCGGTCAGTTCAAATATTGAAGTCGAATACAACAAAAATCAGAAGGTGAAGAACCTCGATCAGATGGTGGGGAGACTTTCGGGATTAGTTCCCACGATGCCGGGGCTAATCTTCCCGATTCTGAAAATGATGGAAATGCAGTTTGAGCTTTTGGGTCAGGAACCGCAGACAGTTCTTCCGTATCTCCGGAAAGTTTTGGAAATGGGAATGAAGGAAGAGGGGAAGCCGGGGGAACAGCCAGCGGATCAGGGGGCGACTCCTACAAGTAACCAGTACGGAATACCAATATCAGGCGTGGAAGAACAGGCGCGTCAGAACGCGAGTGGATTGTTATGAGTCTTACAAGAGATGAAGTAGATGTTTTCATGGACAAGTTTAAGAAGAGGGGTGAACGGACGCTATCTTTATTGGGGAAGTTACAGGACTTCAACACAGCCGTTAATGATCCACTAGGGAAACTTCTTTTGGATTGGCTGATTACCCAGCACGAATTGCTTTTGGACAAGATTGCAAATCTCACGGCCACGGACAACGAGAAACTTAAATATCAGGTGGTTAGGGAAATGCTTGTTGATTGGAGTGGGAAGATACAGATGTACAAAGATACCATTAACGACATCAAAAAGGTGTCACAGAAAGGAGAGTAGTATGAGCGAACAAACAGAACAGACCCCAGAGGTGAATCCCCCCGTACAGGGCATGGATGGTGCTTCTCCGTCTGCCGTTGAAGCTCTAGGAGGTAGTGAAGTACCTAATGGTGAGGTAGTTCAGCCGGAATCCGCGGAAGCCCTTGAGCATAAAGAAAGGTCTAACCTAGGCCGCCGATTCACAAAAGCTGAACAGGAGATTAACGAACTGAAAAGCCAGCTTGCCCGTATGAGTGAAAGGCTTATGACCACCAATGCGCCGAGTGCGATGAATCAACCTGTCGAGGAAACCCCTCCCGTTGATTACATCACGACTCCAGAGGACTTGGAAAAGTACGAAGCATGGAAAGCGAATAAGCTGGAACGTCAACGGAATCAGTATGCAAATGCTTATGTTCATAGCATTAAGACGATGAGTTACATGAATCCGGAACTGCACACTGAAATTGAGAATGAGTTATTGACGAATGTTAATGACTATCCGACCTATTCAAAGCATTTAGACCCTGCGTCAGACGCAAGGGCTAATTACTTGAAAGCGGAGAACAAAATTCTTAAGCAGAAATTAACTGGCAATCAGGTTCCTCCACCTAACGTAAAGGGAGGGGCAAACGCACCAACGGGGCTTTCGGGGACAAGCAGGGTTAATACGCCTACTAAGCCGGTAGTGAAGTTGGATGAGTTCTCCTCAAAGTTTCTGAAATCTTTAGGTGAAAGCGAAGATGCTGACTGGGTTCAGAAAGCAGTTGCGAGGGATAAGTGAACCATACCAGTACCAAAAGAACTTCACGGAAAATGAAGGGGTCACACGAAGATTCCGGCAGATGGATACGCTGTTGGAACTGCGGTTTCCCGATTGACTTGACCAAACTCCATGTTTCCAAACAGGGGAATGGGAAAAGTTATGAAGATGCAATGGTTCCTAGTGAACCTTGTGACCCGAACATGAACATTTTAACAATGGAAACAGTTAATACGGTGGATGTGTTGATGCAGACAGGATCAGACGGAGAAGCCATTACGGATTACTACACCCCTAGAAAGGTGACAGTAACTTCGGGATGTCCTATGTGTGGCACCCATAACCTACCGTAACTGAATATGGAGGATAATTAAAATGAGTATTGGTTTTGAAGTCATTTATTCTCCTGTTAAGCCTATTTGGGTTCCGGTGGAAAGCACAAACACACTGGCTCATGGGATGCTGTTGTATTACGGCAAAGCGACTCCGGCGAATACCGCTGGTGCAATCGTGATGCCCGCAGCTTCTGGTGCTTGTGATGTTACTAATATGCTTATCCCTTGGGGTGTTGTTATTGGCGACAATAACGCAACCCCGACCTACTCGACTCTGGCAACGGCGTTAGTTAAGACCCAGACCATTACGGGTGTTGACACCGCCGCCGCACAGTTGGCGAGAGATTATAGGCTTGCAGAAGGTATGTATTCAAAAGGCGACCCACAGCCTTTAGTCCAGGTGGCGAGAATCACACCTGAAACAGTATTAAGAGGGTATTTCCGTGGAAGTGCAACGGTAGGAACTACAAACATTTCCACTCTGACGCTTGCATCGGCGGCGGCGACCACAGGTTTTGTAACTGACTCAGCTCAGTTCACTCCGGTTGCCGACAATCATACGGTGTATTGCGTGAAAGGCGCAAATGCGGGACTTAACCGTGTTGGAACAGGTACGAGTGCGACCACATGGGCGTTTACTCGCGAGTTCCCCAACACCCCCGCAGTGGGTGACACTTTCAAAGCGGTGAATGTTCGTCAGGGCATTTGCAGAATGAATGTCGATACGACCTATGGTCTATGGATTGACAATGCTTCTGCACACACGAACTACTATGTTGTTAACGTACTTAACTTGGATTTGTCTGGTGAATCTGGAACGGAACATTGCGACTTCCAGTTCTCAATTCCGACCTTCCTGCCTTACAGCGGCGGTCGCCAGACAGATGCAGTAACTTAATAGGAGGTAAGTCATGGGAAATCCCATTGTTAGTTCACAGTTCATGCGGCTTCTGGATGACAGACTCCGCAAGGTCTATGTGGACTCTTTCAAGGAACTGCCTTCTATGGTTGATCAACTCTTCGGAGTTATCAAATCTGACAAGGCGTGGGAAGAGTTCTATGGTGTCGGTGCAGTACCCGACATTCCGGCGTTCAATGGTCTGCTGGAATATCTGTCCGTTGCTCCTCAATACTATACTCGTATTGAACCGAAGGAGTTTGCAGGTGGTATTCAGATTGAGCGTAAACTTTTAGATGATGACCGCTATGACGTTATTAAGTCACGGCAGAATGGGCTTGTGGAATCTCTTTATCGTGTTAAGGAGAAATACGGCGCACAGGCATTTGGGTATGCTTTTAGTTCGGCACTTACCTTCGCGACCAGCGAGGAGGGTGTCGCGCTTTGCTCAAGCTCCCATACCACCAAAAGCGGGGCATCAACCTCATCCGGTTTCTCCAATGCGGGAACGTCAGCATTGACGAAAACCTCCATTGGCGCAACCCGTATCTTAATGCGGAAATTCAAGAATGAGGCGGGTCAGCGGATAGTGATTGAACCTGATACCCTCATCGTTCCTGATACTCTGTATGATACGGCTTGTGAAGCTGTCGGCAACAACGCCAGCGGTGCAACGAGTGTTCTTGATCCT